GAAGAAAAATAAAGGTGTTGCATCCACGCTATGCGGATAGTGTAAAGCGAGAGATAGAAAATCTCCTAAAGGTGTAATATTATGGCACAACAGATAGGCAGCAATCTAATCAAGGCTGGTGATTATAAACTCACCAAGTTATTGCTCCGCTCTTCTGTTACCAATAAAGAATTGGATGTATCTAATCTGTACTCAAAGTTTGAATTGTTTGAAGACCTGTTTTCTCCGTACATGAGTGGAATGGTGTACATGAACGAATCGTTTAATGCTCCTGAAATCCTTCCAATCACTGGGCAAGAGTTTTTAGATGTAGAGTTTAAGACTGATGTTCAGAATGTAAAACCAGTAAAGAAAACTTTTAGAGTTTACAAACTGGATAAACACAGCCCAGATCCTAACGGAAAAGGACAGCAATATACTTTGCACCTAATAAGCGAAGGTGGAATGATAAACCATTCCCAACGCTGCGGATATGCTGTAAACGGTTCGGTTTCTAAAATGATAGAAACTGTTGTAACAAAACATTTTCCGTCCCATATATGGGAAAACCGTTTTGATGTTCAACCAACAGTTGACAATTACTCGTTTGTTCTTCCAAAAAGTTATACACCATTCAAAGCCATATCGTGGTTGGCAGGAAAAGGAATAAGCGATGCGGTTGATGATTACAGTCCGTTTTTCTTTTACGAGACATTTGACGGATACTCTTTTAAGAGCCTGACTAAAATAATCGAAGACGGGTCAAAAGTTGTTCAAGACTACTATTTTATAAAAGATAAACTCGCTACACCCGATGGAGGTCCATCAAGTCTTCCAACAGATGGACCATTGAGTGCTGTGTTTCACCGAGTTCAGGCGTTAGAAGAGGTGTCGCGGTTTAACATGGCAGAAAACATTATTGGTGGTGTTGTGTCTTCGCGTTTGATTGTTCACGATATGCTGCGTAAAGAGCAACGAGAGATACAGTTTAGAGAGAGCGATGTGTTTGAAGACTGTAAGAAATTGGGTTCTAAACCACACTACAAGAACTCAAAAAACGATGATGAGTATTTCTACAATCAACCGTGCTCGTATTACTTTTTGCCGTCTAATAGTTACACGGCTTACACCGAGCAAAATAACATCGTAGATAATGTTGGAGTTGAATCGTATTTCTTGAAACGAAAATATCATGTGAATGCTATAATGACACAGAAAATTGCCATAGACATATACGGAGACAGCACCAAGCGTGTTGGTCAGGTTGTAAACCTGTACACTCCAAAGTTTTCGGCAGATCATGCGATAAAAAGTGATAAAGCAGACAAGAATTTTAGCGGCAATTATCTGATTACATCGGTGCGACACACCTTTGGAACTGCTTACAGTTGCAAACTTGAACTTTCAAGAAATGCGATGGGGGTATAATGAAAGGCTTTTCAGGACGAGAAGGATTTGTGTGGTGGCACGGTGTCGTTGAGGACAACGCTGATCCGTTGTATCTTGGACGCTGCCGAGTTCGCATATTTGGATTTCATAGCGACAACAAAGTAGAGTTGCCTACCGCAGCCCTGCCGTGGGCGTATCCTATGCAGCCAATTACAAGTGCTGCTCTGTCTGGTATTGGACAGTCTCCCACAGGACTCCTGAACGGCTCTCATGTGTTTGGATTCTTTAGAGACGGAGACGACGCACAAGAGCCTGTAATGATGGGATCTTTTGGTGGTGTGCCACAAGCAAACGCTGATACATCTAAAGGATTTGATGATCCTAGCGGAATCTATCCTGCAAAAGCCGAAGATGTGAACAATGGAGTGTTTCCTGTTGGCGTGTCTGTTGTTGGTGAAGCCGACACAAACAGACTTGCTAGAAACAATGGAGAAAATAATGGGCAAGGAACTGTCGCAGAAAGACGGGCAAGAACAGTCAAACAAAATGTTCAAAGTGCTCCTGGAATCAAAGACGGTAAGAGCCAATGGAGCGAGCCACAAACCCCATACAATGCCGTGTATCCAAAAAATCATGTACTGTATACCGAAAGCGGTCATGTAAAAGAATATGACGATACCCCTGGAGCAGAACGCATCCACGAGTATCACACATCAGGCACTTTCACAGAGGTTGGAAACGGGTGGACAAATAATCCTGATGGAACCCGAGTTCAGAAAATCGTGGGTGACGATTACGAAATATGTTTGGGAAACAAAAAGGTGTATATTGGTGGCAAAGAAGGACTTAATGTTGTGGTTGATGGACCAGTCAATCTTACGGTTAACGGCAACGGCAGCAATATTCAAATAGACGGCAACATTAATATTTTTGCAAAGGCTGAAGTAAATCTGCAATGCGAAGGCAAGTTCCGTGCTTCAGGCAAACAGATGGAATTTTTTGCTGCTGATAGTATTGCGTTCTCGGGCAAGACTGTGGAATTCATATCTGATGGCTCTGTGGCTGTGGTGGGTAGCCGTATTGAGTTGAACTCTGGTCAGCCGTCTGTTCGCCCAAGCAAGGTGCAGTTGCAATGAACTATCGTGGCGACCACCGCAAGTACGAGCCAAACAGTTCCGTATATCGTGTATACGCTTACGGAGATGTGGTGTCTCGTGAAGGTAAGTTTTGGATATGTGGAGTTACCCAATCTTATGGGTATTTGCCAAGCGAAACAGAATCAGGATTTACTCTCATGTCTCTGACTGTTGATCCTTCGCCAAATCCAAGTATTATAGACGGAGGACTGATCTAATGCCAGGGGTTTGTAGAGCATTCATAGATACTGCTGGAGGTACTATTTTGGTTGGAGACTCTTCGGTTTTGGTAGAAGGAAATCCCATAGTAGTAGAGGGAAATCCTGTCGAAGATCACGGAAACAACGAGCACGACGCAGCAACAATGATTAATGGCAATCCACGAGTTGTAGTAAACGGGATTCCTGTCTGCACAGAAGCAAGTCAGGCATCGTGTGGTGATGTTCCAAGCGGTTCAGCACGAGTAATAGTGGGGTAATTTATGGCGTGTCCATGTAAACAAAAACTAACAGACGAACAAAAAGATTTGGTCAATAGCCAATCGGGCAAGTCTTTTGTGCAAAACACTACAGGCGGACAGGCTGGAGGCGTTAGTAGTGCTCTTGGTCAGTCTATTGGAAGACTCGGTGCTCTTGCTACTGCTATTCAAACACCAACAATAGGAACTGTTGGCTCTGCTCTTGGAAACAGCGGTGTTGATGTTAACAGACTCAATAAAATTATAGCCGACACAACCAATATGCAAAGCGCAGTTAATGCTTTTAAATCCCAAGCAGATAGATTAAGCAACCCTCAAACTCTTATGGGCGTGATTGGTAGCATGAATTTTTACGCAAATTTGGGGTGTGCTCTTGGGATTGAGGGACTTGATGTTACCGTTTCTATTGGCGTACTGACTGGAAACGGTCAAAACGCAATTAGTGTTGCTGGTGGTGTTCAGGTTGATTTGGATCGCATCATAGATAATTTTTCAAGAAATCCGTCTGGTGCTGGTATGGAAAACGCTGCAAAAGAATTCAATACCGCACTAGAGGGAATAACTTCAAAAATAAACGACGCAACAGGAGCACTAAACAAAGTTACAGGTGATAGTGTAAACATGATTAGTCAAGCAGCAGGTGCAATATCAAAATATAGCCAGATCAATTTTTTCAGCAATCTAATCGGAGAAGCAAACGATCCGTGTAACAAAATGAGTGTTGCGGTCAATCAGGGAGGATTGCTAACACCAGAGTTTCAGCAGTTAGCGGGTGCAGCAAACGCATCGGTAGCGTCTCCATTCGCAAGTTCAGGGAGCACAACAACCAGATGATAGCGTCTTCCATCTCATCGTATTCAGATTTGGTGTACTCCATAGGTGAGATTATTGGTGTGTTTGGCGTTGGTATTGTTGTTGGGTTGTGGACTATGCTAAAGAAGAAAAAGTTTACTGCTTTGCTTGAAATAAAGAAAGAGCAAAAAGTGGCACAAGCACACAGCCAAGTTCACGAAACTCTGACAGAATTGCGTCTGCTTGTTCGTGCGTCTCGGGCAATGGTGTTTCAGTTCCACAACGGTGGGCGATTTGCTGACGGCAGTTCCATTAAACGCTTTTCTGTTACCCACGAGTCTTGTGGTACAGGGGTTCAGGGCATGTTGTTGGAATCACAAGATGTATTACTGAACCGTTACCGAGAAATGGTTGATATTTTAGAAAATCGGTCTAATCAAATAATCAAGGTTTCTGATCTGCCCCAGTGCTCGTTTCGTTACGGACTTGAAATAAATAATGTACTGTTCTTTGCGGTTAGCCCCTTGAAATGCGAAGACGGGCTGACTCCTATGGGATTTGTGTGCTGCCATTGGTGTGATATTGGCGATTTGGACGCAGTTCACGACGAAGGGATACCCGAAAGTTCACTTTCAGAGGTGGTTTCGGTGTCCACTAAAACAATAAATTCACACCTAACTATGGGTAAACGCCATGCCTCTTAAAATAAATTCAACACCACAAGAGCCTGTCTATACCGATATAGACCCGCTGTTTACCCGAAATCCCAAAACCAGCGATGTGGTTGCAACCAAAGACACCAAAGCCATCAAGGTAGCGGTTCAAAACCTGCTGTCTACGGCTTTTGGTGAACGGCTGTTTCAGCCACAGATTGGAGCCTCGCTTCGTCCGCTGCTGTTTGAGCCTGTGGATTCAATTACCGCTTTTGAAATACGCGACAGAATCTTGGAAACCATTCGTAAGAACGAGCCGCGAGTGAACAATATAATAGTGGATGTGGTGTCCAATCCTGATTCAAACGAGTATCAAGTTGCGGTAGAGTATACCGTACAGTCCATTGGAGCGGTAGACAGAGTAACAACACTGCTTGAAAGGGTACGCTGATGGCAACAAACGCTAACGCTCTGAATGTGGTTGGACTAGATTTTAGCGAGGCAAAGGCTTCTCTAAAGGCTTTTCTCGAATCGCAAGACACACTCAAAGACTATAATTTCAATGGCTCTGTATTGAGCACCATTTTGGATGTCATGGCATACAACACCCACTATCAAGGGTTCTATGCCAACATGGTAGCCAACGAAATGTTCTTGGACAGTGCAGTACTGCGTCCGTCGATTGCGTCTCATGCCAAGCAGTTGGGCTACACTCCACAGTCGGCTCGTGCAGCAAAGGCTACTCTAACCGTTCCTATTTCAAGCGGATCTTCAACCACAGACACTTACTTGGCTCGTGGAACTGAATTTACGGGAACCGATCCCGAAGGCAGTCAATACAAGTTTATACTATTGGAAAATGCCTACGCAGACACAACAACCAACAGTTTTGAAGAGGTAGATGTTTACGAGGGCAGTTTGCGTCGTGTTAGTTATGTGTACGACCGCAATCGTAAAGACCTTTCGGTTTTGCTTATTCCTAACGATAAGGTTGATACCACAACCATCCGTGTTCGCGTTCAGGCTTCTGTGACTGATTCAACAGGCTCGTCTAGTGTGTGGAGTGAGGCTGCGTCTTATGTAAATCTGACTCCAACCTCAAAGGTGTTTTTCCTGCAAGAAAAGGAAAAAGGACTGTATGAACTGTATTTTGGTGACGGTTTCTTGGGACAAGAACCTGAAACTGGAAACCTGATTTCAATTGAATATCTTGAAACCAATGGAGCAGCGGCTAATGGAATAAGCGATTTTACTTCTGCTGTTAGTGGACTTGGCACCGTTGAAACTGTTTCTGAATCGGCTGGTGGTGGAGACGCAGAAACATCCGTTCGTATCAAGTTCATGGCTCCCAAATACTACAAGTCACAGAGTCGTGCAGTAACCGAAAACGATTACATTACCGCAGTTAATCGGTACTATCCCGATGCTGCGTCTGTGTATGTGTACGGAGGAGAAACTGTTACGCCACCACAGTACGGCAAAGTGTTTATTGCTATTCGCCCCACCTCGGGACAGGCATTAAGCACAAGCGAAAAAGAAAGTCTAGTCAGAAATCTGCGTAATAATGCGTCTGTGGTTAGCATTATTCCTGAAATAGTAGATACCGATTATTTGGATTTGGTTGTTGACAGCAAGATTACTT